CGATGCAGTATTTTCCGTCGCTGCCGACGATGCCTGTTCGGTAACTACTGGTTCCGTCACTACTTCCGTCTGTGTTTCGGTCGCTGACGAGGCTACCTCTGTGTTTTCGTCTGTCATCTAATGCCTCCTGCGCCTATTGGCGCGGTTTGTGGTGGCCCACTTGGGCCTTGTTGTACTGGCTGACCCTGTGGTGGTAACGCCACAGGTTGTTGCTGGTCTGCTCCTACAAAGGATTGACCTGTTTGGGGCATCTTCGGCGGAGTTGTTGCCGATTCTGCCATTTGGTTTGCGTCCATCTGAGCCTTAAACATCTTGTGGCCGAGAATATGTAGAATGTTCTCGTTATTGCCGTTGGATTCCATCTCATGTATTTGTAAATGTTTGTCGTGCTGCTCGTTTATCTTTGGAGCAATGTAAGCACCAGCGTTTAACAATCTGGATTCTTCCATCGGATTGTCTTTGCCCATCGTCAGGTTATCGTTGCGAACATCAAAGACTTCGACGGCTTCCTTCAACACTTCCTCTAAATCAACACCAGCCATTAACTTCCCTGTGGATACGAACTTCATGAACCCTTGAAACTTAGCCATGCGGGTTTGATCGGAGTCAGGAGTTGTGGATCCGGCTTTAATTCTGACGTTCAGCTTCTTGCCGATATCGCCCTTAGTGAATTTAAGGAAAGGATGCTTTGAACTACCGTCCATCGACTCGCCCAACCTGTCTTGGTAGTCTTGGAACTTATAGTCAGGCATACCCGTAAGAGCTACGGTGCGTGTATTGGAGTAGTTATCTTGCATGAGGCTAACCCATTTATTAGCGATGGATGCAATGACTTCCTCTAGTCTTTCAAGGTTCTCACCAGATACCTGTTGCGCTGCTGCTTCAGTTGCGTTGACTTCGGTGGCTGTCTTTTTACCCGCTGACTGACGTGGGCCTTTAGACAGAACTTGAATATCTGCCCTCACGGATTGGTCAGCCATAAATACTTGCTGGTCAATGCCAGAGTGAACAATCGGGTCAACCTTCTGCGTCGGTGATAAATCAACGCAAGTGGAGTCCTCGTTTGATTTTAGCTGGAGCTTTTGCGCTGGAGACAGATCGCCATAGCAAGCGTACTTAGCGTTGCCCTTCTTGGCGTGATTAATAAGCATGGTGCGAAAGATAGCCACTTCCTCTAGCTGCGCTCTCCAGAAGAAGTAATCACCCTTCGTGTTAGGTCTGTCGGGAATATCGTTGTACTCTAGGAAATCCCACATCGAGTCGTACTTGTAAGATTTCTTCGTTGGCTTCTTAGCGAATTTGTCCAGACCGTCAACAATCGTAAATACTTCACCCTTCTTACGATCTTCAATCTCGTAATAAGTACCGTATTGGAAATCACCCTTAATAGCTTCAATGTCCTCATAGCCGTCCAAATCTGACGAACCTGTGTCGGACTTCGTAACCGTGATATCTTTATTGTCTTTGATGTTGAATCGCTCGGCTATGTCAGAGACTTTAGCTATAATCTCGTGACCAATCCAGCAGGAAGTATCCCAACATGTTGCGCTGGGGTCTTTCAGCAAGAACTTGCGCGGCACTCGATCAGTTCTAACGTCATCATTCTCTATACGGTCGTTCCATTCGTCTTTAACAGCACCTTTTTTGAAGTTGAAATAAGTCTTGAACCCGCAAACACCGTAGAACTTGGTGCTTTTAATCGCGTCACGCATTAGAGGCTTCATCTGGCGTTTAGGCCATAGAATGTTCAGAGCGAGTTCAGCACGTTCCGCATCTTCCTCGGCTCCTGGCTCGTCAGGGTCTACAAATAGCTTGGGGTTCTGCGAATAATACTCAGGGATAGATTGCTTCATATCCACATAAACGAGATTAAGCGTCGATGTGTCCTTACAGCCCGTGGCTGCGTCTATCTTGCCTTCGTAGTTCTCAACGGCTTTGTCCCCGTCTTTTAATACTTCCTCACGGGCATCTTTAGCCAACGATATGCGGGCTTTCCACATATCCAGCGTTTCTCTTTGTGTTTTCTTTGCGATAACAAAACTACCGCCACCCGATTGACTTACTTTCTCCCGACTACGGCTTCACAAACCCAACAAACTCTAAGTCTTTGATGCCTTCGACTAAAGGCAATCTTAAAGCGTGTTCTTCTTTGCCCTTAACTCTACTGTTCAAGCACTCTAGCTCTGAGTTGTACCAGTTCTGCTTAATGTTATCTAAGTCGTAATCGTCCAGATCGAAACACTCTTTACACATTCCCACGATGGTTTTGTTGCCATCTTTGCGCATAATATGAACGTTTCGACTTGCGAGGTCAACTCCTTCCGCAAGTTCCTCTGGTGTCCATCTGAATTTACCGCAGTTTACGCAACCGCCCTTCCATTGATTAGGCACTAGAGCCTCCCTTCCTAAAAAGGTGAAACAGTAACTCAGAACAAAGAGGGCAAAGCATCCTAGCGCCTATCTCTGGCAACGGGTCGTCTGTTAGCGATACGAGTTCCTTTGGATCCATAACTGACTCCGCGTTAATGCGTCTCCAGTTTCGCACATAATACAATCCAACCTTGCACTTGGGACACTCAATCAAGCCGCTATTGGCCCTTATGTATTCATTTGCTGTTTTCATCTCATGCATAATGCCTCCGTTCTATAATTGCAGACCGAGAGCTAAGGTTTGGGTGTCTGCACGAAAACCATTATTCCCAATTTATTCGGCTCACCTTTCACTCTAGGTGCATGCTTGCTCGCTCTGAACGGGGGGATGGGAGGTGTCGGGTTCCCCCATCCAACTAGTATGTCCCCGATCAGAACGCCCCAAGTCTATGGGGTTTCGATTCTTCTTCTCTCTCCGCTTGTTTCTCCGCTGCTTCCAACATTGTCATCGTTTCTGGTTTGTCCTTCCAAAGCGGCGGTCGTGACATAAAAAACAATCTGCAATTTTCTAGCGAATGGTCAGAACACTCAGGAGCTATGTCCTCAATGTTTCTCTTGTCGTAATAAGCACTAGTGACCTCTCGTATTAAATTAGGACACTCGCTTGATATATGCCACCATGCCGATTGTCCACCCTGATATTCTCGCAACCGTAGATACTCCCTCATTCTTGACCAGCCGTCCACTCGTGCTGAATTGCCCATAATCATCGGGACACCGTTCTCAGCCCACACATCGGAACGCTTGACCGCAACTGACCTGCCTTGCTTCCAATGCTCAATCTTAACTGGAAAACTCTGGGGATCGCCAACCGTGTACAAAACATTCTCCGATTCCGATGTGAGGCTTGCTACTTCCTTTGCCGCCATAACGTCGAGCTTCTTGGTTTCGTAGTATTCTCGATAAGTATAAATATGCTGGTCAGGGCCGATTGCGTGCCAATTACACGACATCGGGCTTGAATACCCCCAATCAACCGACCTCACTCTAGGCCAGCTAGGAAGTATCTTTACATCGTGAGGATTATAAACGTGGTAATTCCTGTCGAACTCCTCGAAATACATTCCCTCAAACACATCCCACTCACCGTAGAGATAAGCCTGTAACAATGCTGAGTTATAGCCAAACACTGTTTTAAGCCTTTCCTCGTAGCTGTCTGGCAAATGGGGATTGTCAGCAGGAAGGGCTTTTACGAATATAGCCCCGTCACGCTTGCCCTTAACAAAGTCGTCCTTCAGCCATCCTGCTCTTGGGTTGGCGGTGTACAAAGACTTGTATGGGGGGACTTTACCATTGTGCGTTAATCTCAAAGAACCTTCCAACACGCTTATATCGTCCTTGCTGGTTTCCTCGGCTTGATCGAGGGCTATAAAAGCAAGCTCAGCGGAGTTGAACTTCTGAATGTTGGCTTGATCGTCTAAGCCCCCGAACATAATCTTGACCGCGTTATCAATCACGATCTCTTTATCCATCTGGCGTATTGTGTAGGCTTCGGACGGAATAACCTTCTTCCACGTTTCAAATGTCGTGTCTGAGAAGTCACTCGCTCGCTTCCTGCCGATGAATCCAACTGGCAAGGGATGATCGTTCGCTTTAATGCCAAAGAACTCTTGCAACCATTTAGCCCATGTAAACGCCCATAAACACAATAAGAACGACTTGCCGCCACCTTTTGCGCCGCCATAGCACAGGTCAATGTCGAGCATGGACGTTAGATAATCCCATGCAATCGTCTGGCGTTTCGTTAGATCAACTTTCATAGGTTTTGGTTATCGTGATTGTTAAGGGATTCTCAGGATCGGTGGACACTTCCTTCTTGTCCTTCCATCCAAACATATTCTTGAGTGCGAAGATTGTTGTCGATGGAACTAAAGTGCCTCCTAAAGCCCCTTTAGCCATCTTTTCGAGCTGAATGTTCTTAGCTTTCTTATAGGCCGCAGAAAATTGAGGGTGTTCCCCTCGCCACTCTCTTAACGTTTCGTGACAAACGCCTATCTTCACCGCAAAGCCTTCAAAGAAGTGAGGTAGATACCCTATGTGATGATCGACAATGACTTTATCTTCAACCATTGGTTTTGTAATGGGTTTTCCATCTTCTATCATGTAGTCGATGAGTTGCTGACAGTATTCTGGTTTGTATTTGGTGGGGCGGCCGACAGGATTAGGAGCCTTGACATTCTTTGCTGCTTTCTTCTTAACCATCAATCCCCCGATAAAAACTAACCGCGACTTCTGCACCCTGGATATAATATGTGTTGTTGATGCTCTCTCGTCGCAGTCGTTAGCGTGTTGATGTCGGGATTTTAACAGTATTTAGTCCGTGGTCAACTTCTTTTCACCACATTAACGGTTTATATCCTTCTGCTGCTTTCCACATTCTAACAACTCCGTTCATCACGCGGTCAATGAACGCAGGACAGCCGTCTTCTTCACATATCTTTAAGTGCCAGATCATCATATCAACACACTCATCAACTGTTTTGACAGTTTTGCATCTCATCTCGTATTTCCCAGCGAATCCGAACATCTCTCCCCCACCACGATTGATTACTCCGTCTTTGTTAATCATCACTCACCTCCCTTTTCAACTAAGCACTTCGTTGTCTACTACCGCACCCATTTCTATGCTGTTCAAGAGAAGCTTCATCGTATATGGGTCATCGTCTACATAATGAGATAAAAAACCCATAACTAGAGTGTGCAAGCAAGCCATTCTCTCAGGCTCTGTCATCCTTTTGTCTGCGATTACTGAATTGTGGATGTCGCACAGCTTCTCGCCGTACTCAATTGTTATGTCCTGTGGTGCGCACACTAATTTTGTTCCGTCCTCAGTCATGTTGCCTCCCCTTCTATGTGTAGGTTTCTGACCTTGCCTAAGATGTCAAATGTCTCAATTTGACGCTCTCGCTGTCTCCTGAGCCTTTCTTTTTGTGGGTCTGCCTTGCCTGTGATTGCCTCTAAGCCAGCCGAATGAGGTTTTGCTCCGAACTTCATTGCTGCTTGCTGGCAATCTTTTGACGCTTTTTTCCACACCTTGCTCCCTGTTCCCATCATAGCCAGCCCCCGCATTTGGGCATCATCATTGGGATTCCAGTCGCTTGCCCTGAATTCTGGCTTAAATCCTATTTTTCTGTAATCGTCGCTCCATTCTGGATAATCATATTCGCAGTTATGACACTCGCTGCAAGAGAATAGCGTTCTATAGCCTTCTCTCCTAGCAACGATACAACCTGTGCTATCGCAAACCACGCAAGGTTCTTTCGTAATGTTGCCCTTTGGGTCTGGATATATCCTAGCCACATCTAAGAACGCTTTTATGGTAGGGAATCGTTCTGCATTTAGTAATATGTGTTCTACCGCTTTAGTGAATTGGGCATCACTTATCTTAGAACTTAATATGTCGTGGTAAGTATTTTCTAAAGCCTCTTTTCGCTGGTTGCTTACATTGAAAGCTGCCGCTACCTTCGCTAGACCTTCTTTGAAATATCCAAAATTTATCATGGTCTGTCATCCTCTCTAGGCATTAGTTGGCCGTCTATCCCGAAGATTGGCTTACCGCCCTCGTCAGTCTGCCACCAATCGTCAACAGCTTCGGTTGTCTCCATATCTGCAAACCTATCCACGTTTGACCCTGTGCGGCAGATAAGTTCAATATCGTCGTATTTCTTGCCGTGTTCGTTAATCCCCATATTGTGCGGGCTATTGGCAATACCGAGAATAGCGGATTTTATCCTCTCAGGCGGATATCCCTCCTTCAACCGCGCTTTTATCTTTTTCAAGCGATCTGCACTTAGGATTGCTTTGGGATGTTTGAGAGTCTTTTGCCAGAAAGAGAAAAGATCTTTTACTGTTCCGTCGAGTTTGCTCGACAATGGTTTTAATATATCTTTATCTTCATCTTCTATCTTTATAGGCTTACTCTGCTTACTATTGATTACTGGCTGCTTACTATTGATTACTGGCTGCTTACTATTGATTACTGGCTGCTTACTATTGATTACTATTTGCTTACTACTGCTTACTACGGTTCCCCCGTGCTTTTCTCTGAATCTGGCCTGCGATTCCCTTCCTTGTCTGCGTCTATCTTCTGCGTTTTTCATACCAACATATTTCGCATGATTAACCACCTCATAGGTAAAAGAACCGACCTTTAACAACCTACGGCCATCCTTGTCCTCGCTTCTTGAATTTTCATCCGGTGAACAAAGGAACTCGATTGCCGATGTGACATCCTCCACTCCACAGCCCAGCGCGGAAGCTACAAAGGGGGGGTTGATCTCAACTACACCATCAGAACCCTTATTTGCTATCGCAAAGCCCCAAACAGCAAATACATTCATCCCAGCCCCGAACATAGACCCCGTATACATTGACTCAAAGTGTTTCCCGTACATTTAGCCCCCTTTCTAGCGCAATCCTATGTATAACTTTCAACGTCTGGTGGCTCAGAATAGCCGCCTCTTGAGAGCAAAAGCCAATCTCCCTAGCTATCTTATAGTGTTTTTTAAGCCTTATGCGCATGTACTCCCTGCGTTTTTCTAGCTTCTGTTCCAAGTCTCTTGCGTTCATGATTGCCCCTTTCTATCGCCCTTTCTATACTTATACAATGAAGGTGTAAACCTTTTTATCACCAATCGGTTAATATTTGTAACCCCTTGACCACGGCCCACTCTAAGCCTTATTAGACCCCATTAAAACTAAATACGAATTAATGCCGATTATGCTTGCACTCTGTATTCAATGGGCGCACAGTAGTTGCATAAGGTAACAAACAGTCACACGACCAAAGGAGACACATGGAACACCTACCTAATTACGATGTATCAATCACGCCTGACAATCCAAACGGAGACTATCATCATCACAGTTGCGAATATTGCGACCGAGGCCATGACGATGAAGTCGTATGGTTTGCAGATGTCGGTGAGTATCTTTGCCCCGAACATCGCAAAGCAGTTGAGAAAGAATGGGAGATGGAATCATTAGAGAGCGACCGTCAACAAGAGCGGGGCGAATAAACAAAACATTGTCGAGATTACAGCAGAATAGTCAACGCAGTCAACCGAAAGGCGGCACAAAATGAGAAAACAAAATCACTATAAAAAGGAAATGCAAAGAAGTTACGGCAAACATTTCGATGCGTATTATAAATCGATTTGCGTGAGTGAAGGAAACTTGAGAAATGCAGCGGAATACGCAGATGATAAGTATAACAAAAACTGGACTGTCGATTTTCAAGAAGCATGGTATGACGCTGTTAGCGAATACGAACAGAAGATCGGAACTACAAGATGATGAGTTTATTAGTGGTGAGATGGCTAAACAATTGACCGAAGCCTCATTTACAGAGACAACGCAAACCGAATACAACATTAAGAAAGCGCAACTAGAAGAAAAGCGAAAAGAGTCAGAAACCGTTTGACTTGTTGCGATGACGGGCAATCGTGACTTGCCCCGATTCACAACACCGTCAGCAAGAGAGGGGTGAATAATGGAATACGTCATTGAACGATGGAAGCCAGCTATGAAGTATCTACTCGCCAAACAATCGGAGAGAGAACGGAACGCAGACAGGTTGATGTGGATTGCAACGGGGTTAATATGTGGAACGATTATAATGGCGGGATTGGTTTTGATAACCACAATTTAAGGAGAAAAGATGAAGAAAGTAAATGTCATGCTTAGGATTGACCCAGAGCTACACAAGGAAGTGAAAGAAGCCGCTGGACATGACCACAGTTCGTTAAATGGTTGGATTCAAGCAGCGGCAGAACAAAGACTTGATAGACTAGCTTTAGAACGCAACGACTTGTATAATCAAATAAAGGAGATTGACGATGCCAAAGGAAACAAACACTAAATCAAATGGCCTGAGAATGAAGCTGATTAAAATCATTGGCGAAATGGGGAACGTCCCTAAGAATGGCTATAATAAGCATTTCAAGTATAAGTTTGTCCAAGAGCAGGACGCATTGACTGCTCTGCGAGAACTCTGCATTAAAAACAAAGTCATTATAATTCCTTCCGTAACTCATTCTTGCAGGGTAGACAGCCTAACCACAGTCAATGTAGAATTTTCCATCTGCGATTGCGAAACCGAGGAAATGATTGTTGCTACTGGTGTTGGACAGGGTGCAGACACACAAGACAAAGGCGCACCAAAGGCTCTGACCTCAGCTTACAAATATTTTATTCTAAAAACCTTTATGGTTTCAACTGGTGACGATATAGAGAACCACGACATAGAAGCCAACGCCAAGCCAGCAGCTAAAGCAGCCAAGCCCGTAAACAAAGCCCCGCCGCTTGACATGGCTAAGGGTAACGGCTGGTGGTGTAGCGAGTGGAAGGGTAAAGCCTATATCTTGACAAAGAATGAAGGTGGCAAGTTTACCGACAAGTTCTTAACCGACGCAGGATTTAAGCTGAACGAGAAAACTGGCACATGGTCACACGCTTATACAGACGATCTGGTTGAGACTTTCCAGCAGTTTGACGATCAGCCTCCACCCCAAGCAGACTTTGAAAAAGACTTCAAGGAGGTGTTCTAATGGAATACATCGACGAAAACGGAGAGATCATAGAATACAGCGGCGACAAGATAGATGAGATTATCGCGCAGTTAAAAGCCGTTAAGACTCACGAGGGCGAGCTACGAGAGATTAGGTACAGCCTTGAATGTGAATTAGCAGCACTTGCGGCAACAGTTGAAAGCGATACAAAGGTCAAGCGTGTTGCGGGAAGTAATTTCACGGTAAAGATTACGTTCAAGGAATACGTTAAATGGGATGTGAAGCAGTTGAACGATATTCGTGAGGAAGTTGGCGACGGGTCTTTTATGAAGTATTTTAGAGTCGGAGAGTACAAGCCAAACGCTAGGGAGATGAAGAAGCTATCAGGCACAGCGGGAGCAGGGGAAGAACTACTTGCCAAGTTTGACAAGGCCAAAGAAGTTACACCAGCTAAACCCTATGTGCAGATCGAAGGTGGAGAATGAATAAATACACAGTTCCAGCAACGATGAGCAGCATCAGCACGTTGAAGGACAAAACCTTAAAGGTGACGTTTCATTGTCAAGAGATGCCAGCAGATACCGCAGCAGAGTGTATCAGGCTCAATCAGACTTTCGGGTGGTTGATATTTGCGTCAGAGGAAACAACTGAAACCTTTGTGCCTGATGCCCCGCCGCCTGAGTTCAAGCAATCTAAGACACCATCGCAGAGGATGAGAGCCGTGATATTTTGCTATTGGCAGCAGTTGGGCGGTGAAGGAGACTTTGAGGTGTTCTATCGTGAAAAGATGGAGATGATGATTGGGTGGGTACGCGAAAAATTGGACTGATCTTTATGGGAGACAAAATGACAAAGCTAAAAAACCGTGTTGGCGAAAGGTATGGTAAGGTAGTCGTTCTCCAGTTTCATAGGGGGGATGGTGCTCCATATTATTATAGGCATTGGCGATGTCTATGCGATTGCGGTTGTGAATTTATAGCAAGAGGGGGCAACTTACAGAGTGGGAATACTAAAAGCTGTGGGTGCTACAAAAAGGATTTCATGCAAAGCGTTGGCAAACAGAACGCCACGCATAGAAAAACACAATCAACAGAATATCACACATGGGAGGGGATGAAAGCTAGAACGGCTAATCCTAAAAGCGACTCCTACAAATATTATGGCGGGCGGGGTATAAAAATTTGCAAAGAGTGGGAAAATAGCTTTGAGTCGTTTTATCGAGATATGGGCGATAAGCCTGACGGGTTGACGATTGACCGCATTGACAACAACGGAGATTATTCGAAAAACAATTGCCGATGGGCTACGAAAAAAGAGCAGGCAAACAATAGACGGCTCCCGCGTATTAAGGAGAAATTAGACCAATGATGATATTAAAGCCAAAAAAGGTGAAGGACTTGAAATATCGCATCTGGATTCGTGGCAAGCGGTGCATGATGTGCGGAAGGGTTCACACGACAGGTCATCACTTGCCTAATCCAGAAGGGGGTCAACGTAGGAGCAGGGATGATTTGCAAATATGTCTTTGCCTAAATTGCCATCAGAAGATGCACAAGAACCCAAATGATGAACGCAGTCTATTGCCTATCTTTTACAGGGAAGCAAATAAACTTTGGGATGAATACAACGAGGAAAGGGGTTTAAAATGAAGATAAAAGAAAAGCAAGAATTGTATAGCAAGTTGGAATACGCACTTAGCCACTTAGGTACTGCTGCGGATTATTTAGAGGGTGCTGCAAAAATAAAAAACTGTGTGCCTAAATTCAAGGAACGCATTAAAGCAGCCATCGAAATGATAGAAGAAATTGCAAACTTTTAAGGAGACAAAATGAAAACACTTATAATCGTAGCGATCTTGCTAGTAGCATCAACCGCGTCAGCCCAATACATTCACGGGGGCAAGGGAACTTATCAGCAGTACGGTAACACAACCTACGGGTCAGGTGGGCAGACTTATCAGCAATACGGCAACACCCGCTATAACTCAAACGGTGGGAGCGCGAGGACATACGGCAACACAACCTACAACTCAAACGGCTCCACTTCTACTCAGTACGGCAACACGCTTTATAACTCCAACGGCTCCACAGTTCAAAGACTCGGCAACACAACATACGGCTCGGACGGAGTGACTTGTCAGAAACTCGGTAATACAACGTATTGTAACTAGGGAGGGGCGTGATGAAACATCAAGTAGAGAAAGCGGTTGATAATTGGATAAAGCATGTTGAAAGGATGCCTTCAAAATATATGGGGGCGATGGCATGGGGCTTTCTTATGATATTATTAGAACATGATTTAAGAAAAGCGGAGGGTGAGTGATGAAAGAGACAATAAAAAGACTACGAGAGTATGAAGCGAACGCAAAAGCGGATGAACATTTCATCTTTGATTTTCAAGAAGCGGCTGGTGAGGAAATGCCTAAACTACTCGACTACATCGAGAAGCTAGAGGCTGTGGCTGATGCTGCGAAGGAGACTGCCACACGGCTCTATAAGTATGGAACGGACAGAAGCGAGTGGGAATCTTCACTAGACCGTTTATGTGAAACACTCAAAGAAGCTGGCAAGTTGTGATTGCATTTAACTCTCAATATGTTAGGACTAAGAAATGCACACGACCAGAACACCACTCACAAATATTGGACTTCCTTCTCACTTGGTCGTGTGCGGGAATAGGGGGCGCGTCGGGCATCAAGCCTGACCGCCTCCCCCTTCGGGGGTCAACCTTATTGAAAGGAATTTTGATATGGGTAATCGTAGACACTTCCACAAGTCACCAGAACAGATCGCAGAGATGGAAGAACGCCGCACCAGGCTAAAGGATTTAGTCTATCACGCTGGCGGGTCGGTTAAGTACGCAGAGATTGTCAACATCACGACAGGAACAATAAACAAAATGATAAACGGGGAAGCTAGGCCATCTGACAGAGCGTTAGGCAAAGAGTCGATAACTCAGAGATACGACATCACGGAGTTAAGCCCTGACGCAACTGTGGAGGAAGAATGAAACACCCAGAAAGTGAAATACAACAAAACGCTGTTGAGTGGTTCAAGCTGCAATATCCAAAGAAGCTGATCGCAGCGTCACAAAATGGTGCGCGAGTAAATATCAGGCAAGCTGTGACATTGAAAAAGGAAGGATTGCTCCGAGGGCTTCCAGATTTATTTATTCCAGAACCGACGGATAAATATCACGGGCTTTGGGTTGAAATGAAATCACCGAAGGGCAGAACAACGAAGCATCAAGACGATATTATTCTCAAGATGATTGAGCGTGGGTACATGGTTAGTATTTGCAGAAGTCTCGGAGAGTTTCAGGAGGTAGTCAGGTATTACTTTAAGCCGTTATCTAGGAGATAGCTTATGTATATACTGTTTTTAGGGATTGTGTTGGTGTGTTTATTCTTTAGTGAGGGGGCATGAATGAGGGGAATATGGGTCATTCAGTTTCGCAGACATTTATGCAAACATTGGCGCAACAAGTCGGCACACTTCATGCGGAACGATGCTCTGTTTGAAATGAGGCAGCTAAAGGCAGAGAGCAAGGACAGCAGACACGCAGCGGAGTATAGGATTGTTGAGTTCACAGCAAAGGAGAAACATCATGGCTAAAGGAACACCCAAGAAGGACGGAAGTGGTAAGGGCAAGCGTGGTAACAGGGGTAGAGGTGGATGCTCTACTACGAAACCGAAGGGCAAAGGCAAATAACAAAGGGCGGTGCGGCGTGGACAGAGATGAATTTAGTCAGGTGGCTATAGACACGACACGCGAACATCAAACGGCAACATAATTGCCGAGCGGGTGCA